AAACCATTTTTTATGAAAGAGTACAAAGCGCCAAAGAATTATAACTGGCAGTACGGATCTGATCCCTATATTAAGAAGTACGTAGCTAGTCTTAGACAATCGGCATCTACTAATACATCCGGAACACTAGTAGTCGGAAGAGAATATCTTATTGATGCTCTGGTTTTGGGAGATGACTTTACTAATGTAGGATTTGTAACTGCCGGGGTTCCTTTTACTGCTACCGGAACTACACCTACAGATTGGACTAATGGTACAGCTGTTATTGATGTGGAAGCATCTGCTCCTCAAGCTACAGTTCTTGTAAACGAAACAGGAGTATCTTTTAGTTTTGTATACGATTCTCCGGGTGTATACTATATTATAGCTGATAAAGATGTTTTCTTAGATCAAGATAAAGTGCAGCTTAGTGTAAGTAATAGTACCTTCTTTACATCAGGCCCTGGAGGTCATAATATTATAGCATTTCCTTTCTTTGTTCCGTTTGCTGCTGTTATGCTTTCTACAGATGTAATAACAGGAGACTTTGTAGATGATACATTAGGTGCTGCTACACAGAATCTTTTAGAAATAACTATCTATCCCTAACCTTTAAAACTTAAATAAAATGGCAAAAGAAACTCCAACAGATGCTTTATACCAAAGACTTGTAAAAAGATTTGGTGAGAAATATGCTAAAAAAGCTTATGAAAAAATAAGAGCTGTTAAAGGCGCGGCTCCAGATAAAGTTATTAGATAATATATTATGAAAGAATACCAAGTACCCGTAAAGTATAACTGGCAGATAGATAGCAAGCCTATCCCTCAAACAGCTTTTTATACATTAGATGTTGATGTACCTGCACCTGTAGTACAGGTTGCTACTCTTAAAGGTATTATAGAAATCCAAAACTTTGCAGCCGTAGTACCTGCTGGTGATTATAGTGGCTTTGTTCAAATGTGGATAAATAATCCTGAACTTCTTCTTACTACAGCTAATAGGGATAACATCTACGTACAGATTACTCCTTATTATAGTCCTTCTGGTGATGATAATGTTATACCTTATGTTTTACCAAAAGGATTTGTAACTCCTAATGGATTGGGTATTAATATTTATAATGCTAATCCAGCAGGACCTGGAGCTAACGAAGGTGAAGGTTCTTTTTATATTTACTACGAGCTATACACAATAAGCTAAGAGTATATAACTAAAATTATGAGTATAGGTAATCTTAAAGACCAAGGTAATAAGGGTAATAACTTTCCCTATCAGCTTAGAAATCTACAGCTTCTAGGAGGCATTGAAGAAGGTATTAATACTCTTACTTCTATTGTAAGCTCTGAGTCTGTAGGGGCTATGGCTAATGATGCCTTTGGTAGATTAAGAGTATCTAGTCCTTTAACTCTATTTGATTCTTCTCATAGATATAAGGATAATGGTCTGTGGAATACTTCTACAGCTAGCGGTGGTGCTGCAGTTTTTAGTGCTAATCAAGGACTAGTAAACCTTAATGTAACTGCAGCTGCTGGTTCTGAGGTTCTAAGAGAAACTACAAAAGTATTTTCTTATCAGCCAGGTAAGTCTTTACTAGTGTTTAACACTTTTGTAATGGCTCCTGCTCAGACTAACCTTAGACAGAGAGTAGGATATTTTGGTACACAAAATGGGGTGTATATTCAACTAAATGATAACACTTTAAGCTTTGTTGAAAGAAGCTTGGTCACAGGTGTTGTTACAGAAAGTGTAGTAAACCAATCTTCTTGGAATGTAGATAAGATGGATGGTACTGGTCCTTCAGGTATTGTACTTGATATAACCAAAGCACAGATCTTATTTGCTGATATAGAGTGGTTAGGTGAAGGAACTGTAAGACTAGGTTTTGTTATTGATGGGCAATTTATACTTTGTCACAAATTTAATCATGCTAATCTTATTACCTCTACTTATATTACCACAGCTTCTTTACCTTTAAGATATGAGATTACAAATCTTGGAGTTACTACTAATCCTAGTACTTTAAAACAAGTATGCTCTACAGTAATATCAGAAGGAGGTTATGAACTAAGAGGTGCCCAATTAGCAATAGGTACTCCTATTACAGCACCTACAAGTTTAGCAACTGCCGGTGTAGAATATCCTATTGTAAGTATAAAACTCAGAGCAGGCTATTTAGATGGTGTAGTTATATTAACAGCATTATCTATTATGGGTGTTGCAACAGGTATTTATAACTGGAAGCTAGTAGCTACTGGTACTACAACAGGGGGAGCATGGGTTCCTGCTGCAGTAGACTCTGCTGTAGAATATAATATCACAGGAACTAGTTTTGCAGGAGGTAGAACTTTGGCATCAGGATTCCTTACTTCAAGTACTCAATCCTCAGTAAACTTAGATATATTAAAAGAAGCTTTGTTTGCTTTTCAGCTAGAAAGAAATAGTTTTACAAGCACTTCTTATGAGATAACTTTAGTAGTAGCAGCTAGTACAAATACAGAACTTATATATGCTTCTATGGATTGGGAAGAAATAAGTAGATAAAATATAAAACATATAACATGTCAGTAGGAAATTTAAAAACACAAGGTAACCAGGGCAATAACTTCCCCTACCAATTAAGAACTCTCCAGTTATTGGGTGAGATTAATAATAGCATTAATGCTTTACCAGGAGTAGACTATGAAACAAGAACTACAACTTATGAGGCAACTGCTGCTGGTACAGGATATGCTATAGGAGATATTGTAGTAAGATACGATATTATAGATGTAGCAACATCTACTGTAACATCTACTGTGTGGTTTAATCAAACTACTCAAACTACTATTACTCCAGCCCCTACAGCTGCAGATCTTATTCCTTTTACTGCTCCAACAAATGTTACTATTTTACCAGATACCCCTGTATCAGGGTATGTAGAAGCTATAGCTGATACTTTAACTTATACTTTGATTCCTGCTGGTGGATCTACAATAATTTATGTAACTCAGATTTTGGTTACTAATGCTCATGCTACCGTAGGTACTGTAGTTAATATACTAGAAGGAGGAACTAAAATTTATGTAGGATATGCTGCACCTGCTGGTGGAGGATTTTCTATAAACTTTTCTACTCCTTTAGCTTTATCTGGCTCTAATCCTTTAGAGGTATCATGTACTACTACAGGATCAGAAGTTTATGTATCAGCTAACGGTTTTTATAAATAAACTATGGGTACTCCGTTATTATTAGGTGCAGGAACTTTTGCTACTGCTTCGGCTCCTTATGATCCGGATGCTCAAGCATTTTTTACTGCTGAAGCTGCTGCAGGAGTAACACTTACTTCTACTCAAGAAACTGCTGTAAATAATCTAGTAGTAAACTTAAAGGCTGCTGGTATATGGTCTAAGTTTAGAGCTTTATATCCTATTGTTGGAGGTACTGCCACAGCTCATAAATTTAACTTAATAAATCCTGCTGATACTGATGCAGCATTTAGATTAGTCTTTAGTGGAGGATGGGTACATTCGGCAACAGGTATGCTCCCTAATGGTACTAATACTTTTGCAAACACTTTTTTATCAGCATCAGCAAATTTTACTGTTTACAACACTCATGTGAGTGTTTACTCTCGTACACAATCAACAGGTGGAAACCAATTTGATATGGGGTATTTTGCTAGTGGAGTTTCAAGTTTTTTATTATCAGCTTATAACGGTTCTGTAGGTTCTGCAGTGTCAGATCAATATTCAAATACACAATCTAGGATACAATATGTCAATACTAATACTTTAGGACATTACATTGGTAATAGACTAGCAATAAACAACCACAAACTGTATAAAAATGGTTCTCAGGTAGCATCTACAACTCTTTCAAGTAATTTAGGATTGACAAATCAAATCCTATACTTAGCAGCATATAGAAGCGGAACATCTGCTTTTGGAAACTCTGCAAGAGAACAAGCATTTGCATCAATAGGAGAGGGATTAACTGACACTGAAGCTCAGTTGTTTTATCAAATAGTAGAAGGTTATCAATATGAACTAGGTAGAAATGTTAATCCTGCTCTGTCATTCTACTACAATCCTGCTTACAGTAATGAGACTAATCTTTTCTTATTCTCTACTCAGATAACAGATACTACAATCCAGACAGCAACAAATACTTTAGTTTCTGATTTAAAGACTGCTAACTTGTGGACTAAGATGAAGGCTATTTATCCAATGGTAGGTGGTACTGCAACAACTCATAAATATAACTTAAAAGACCCTCAAGATACTAATGCTGCATTTAGACTAAATTTTGTAGGTGGTTGGACACATAGTTCTACTGGTGCTTTACCAAATGGTACTAACGCTTATGCCCAAACATTTATAGTACCGGCAACAGTTTACACAAATGTTTATAACATCTCTTTTGGTTTTTATTCACGGACAAATAGTGTAGGAAATTACATAGATATTGGGGTTACAAATGGTGCTGCTTCTGGCAACCCTTCAGGACAACTATGGGCAGCCGGGCCCGGTTCACTTGCACTAGGTTACAATTTAAGACAAACAAATACTTCAGCAAATAGAATTCTAGTTAGTAACCCTAATACATTAGGTTTACATGTTCTTTGTTCAAACTTAACAACTACACAGGTTATTTATAAAAATGGGTCTGCTTTAGGTTCAAACACTTCAAATGCTACACAGGTAGGTACATACGGTTTTTATTTAGGTGCTGAAAATGGAACAGGAACTGCTAATTTATATTCAAATAGGCAGCATGCCTTTAGTTTTTTTTGTGAAGGCTTAAGTGCAACAGAAAATTCTAATTTATCTACTATTGTTCAAACATTTAACACAACCCTTGGTAGACAAGTTTAAAAACAAATATATATGGAAGTAGGACTATTAACAGTAGAAGAGAAAGATCAACTAGTAGGACAATGGTTTGCTCCTGATAGTTACTTTAACCCAGTAGAAGATGGAAACACACCTCCTAACTGGATCATAAGCACACAAGAGATAGATCAGTGTGTAAACCCTGAGTTTATGTGGGTAAAAAACCTGCCTCTCATAGAGTGGGTACCACCAACACCACCAGAACCACCAATAACAGAATAATATGGAAACACTTAAATTAGGTAGTACAGGAGATGATGTAAAAGTTCTACAAGAATTTTTAAATATCACAGCAGATGGGGTATTTGGTCCTGAGACTCAAAAGACTGTAAAGATATGGCAAGCTACTTATGGACTTACAGCTGATGGTGTAGTTGGTCCTAAAACACAGGCAGCTATGGGCCTGATTGATACAGACTTAGCTGATACTCCAGATAAGCTAAGTGATATTCTTGTTATAGAGAAATCATATTTACCTAAAGGAGAATACTTTGTAGGGCCGACTAAGAAACAGTGGTTATTCTTACATCATACCGCTGGTTGGCATAATCCTATTCAGACTATTGAAGCTTGGGGTAGAGATACTAGAGGAGAGGTTGCTACTGAGTTTGTAATTGGTGGTCAGTCTGTTAAAGGAGATGATAATACTAGAGATGGTGTTTTAGTACAAGCATTTCCTGAAGGAGGATGGGGATGGCATTTGGGAACTGGTAGAGGTATAATGCACTCTAACTCTGTAGGTGTAGAAGTATGTAACTTTGGTCAATTAACTAAAGGTGGTTATACAAAAAATAAAGTATGGGTTCCCCTTAAACCTAATTCATTTTATACTTATGTAGGAGTAGAAGTACACCCATCTCAAATTGTAGAGCTTAAGAAAGCTTTCCGCGGACATAAGTTCTGGCATAAATACTCTAATAAGCAGCTTGATATTCTTAAAGATCTTATATATTATGTAGCTAATAGAGACGGAATAGATGTAAGAAAAGGTCTACCTGCTATGGTTAAGTCTATTGGAGCAGATGCTTTTGACTTTTTAAATGTACCACATGTTAGCGCTAACCCGGGATTATGGAGTCACACTAACGTATTAGCAGGTAAAACCGATATGTTCCCACAACAAGAACTTCTTGATTTGTTGATGTCTTTATGATGCAAAGTCCTCCTATTTACGCACTCGAAAGCTTATCACCTGGGGATTTTGTATCCGTAGAAATCGTATATAGAGGAACTTTAGGTCTACGAAAGGGAATAATAAATTCTCTTACAAACTATATAGGATATGTAGATGGTACCCGAAATACAGGAGAACTTACTACATATACACCTTTAGGTTTTGCAAATAATTATTTATCAGGACTTACTCCTGGTGCTACTTATTATGCTGATCCTACGACTCCTGGAGGAATTACTACGGTTATGCCTACGGGAACAGCCGTTGTTCAGATTATAGGTAAAGCTACTAGCGCTACGTCTTTAGATACCGGTTATGGTAAATTGATTTTAGGTACTGGATCTTCTGCTTCTCCCTCAGGGCCCGCTGGCGGAGATCTTACTGGTACCTATCCTAATCCGGGGGTAAACTGGGCAAACGGATTACCTACCTATAATCTACAGTATTATCCTCTAACACTCAACCCAGCGAGTTATATAACTTCAGCAGCTTTAGCTCCATACCTTACTTCAGCAACAGCTGCAGCTACATATTATCCGCTTACTAATCCGGCAGGATATATTGATGCTACAGCACTTACTCCATATTTAACTAGTGCAACTGCAGCTGCTACTTATCAGCCTCTACTTACTTATCTAGTATTTGTAGAAACTCTAGCAGATCTTCCTGCTCCTGTTGCCGGAATTATTACTCTAGCAGATAATACTACTTACTTCTTTACTACTGTTATTGACCTACTAGGAGACAGAATAGTTGCCGGCATAAACACTACTATAATAGGAGGATCCTCAGAAAACTGTAGGATAAAATCTACAGGTCTCGTGGGAACAGCACTCATCACGTCTATCTATTCTTTACCTATGAGGAATATAACAATAGAAGCAGATGTAGCTCTTAACTTAGATGGAGATGCTACTACTACAGCACTAGACTGGTTTGGTGTAAACTTTACAGATTGTAATACTGTAGGTCTTATCAAGGATTACACAAATGTAATCATGGCTGACTCAGCCTTTCTAAACTCAGGTAATCTTACCTTTGATGGTACCATAGGTACTGTAGGGTTTAGTCAGTGTTTATTTAACTGTGATCCTGCAGGCACCGTATTTATACTTCCATCAACACTTACTATTACTAGAAGATTCCGGGTTATATACTCCTCATTCCTTGTTCTAGCAGGGGAGACTGGTATAAATCTTAGTGCCTTAGCTACTGTACCTAATGACGGTTACATTCTCACATACTGTAATTTCTCAGGTGGTGGTACTTACCTTGCTGGTGTAGACCATACATCTCTAGAAGCATTGTTTATCAATAACATAGGTATTACTAATACCTCAAATGTAGGTCACTACTACATGCAGAATAATGCTACAGTTACCACCATAGGTGCTGGTAATCAGAACGTATGGTTTAAAGCTAACGGAACAACTATTCAAGGACTGGGTAACTCACCTAAGTGGACTACTGCAGTTACTAATAGACTTACCTATGTAGGATCTGTTACCACAGAATTTGTTATTACTATAGTAGGAGCAATTTCCACAACCGTAAGTGGTGCTACATTGGGTGTAGGTGTTGCTGAAAATGGAGCAATACAGTTAGAAAGTGCTGTATCAGTAAGAACAACAACCTTAAACGTACCTTTCTCCTTCTCTGTGCAAGACATTATCCAGGTATCTACCGGAGACTATTTTGAGGTATTTATTAGAAACGAAACAGGTACACAGAATATTACTCTTAGTGATGTGAATGTTATCATACAAAAGATTACTGGGTAAAACATATATTTGGATATATACACAATAATCCTTATATTATAGTATGAAAGAATTTGTAGAACAGTTGGGAATAAACATAGCTATCTCTATAGCAGGCCTGTTTGGTTCTTTGCTTATGATTGGCAAGAACGCAGCCCAGACTTGGAAAACTACTATTTTTTCCATGATATCCGGAGTAGCTTGTGCTAACTATATCACCCCCATCATATTAGATATAACAAGAATGGATGTTAAATACCAGGTATCTGTAGGCTTTGTCCTAGGATTTTTAGGTTTAAGATCTGTAGAAACTATAAGTAAAAAATTTGTAAGAGATGCCGTTAAGCCAGTTGATAAATCTAGCAGCTAATACGCTGCTAACCGTAGCTTTGTCTATGTTTATGATCTTTGTATATGGAAGATCGGGTACTATAGATAAACTTCACTTTTTTGAGAGATCTATTATAAAAACAGCTTTAGCTATGACTGCTTCTGGCGCATTTCTTAATGTTCTTACAGTAGCCGACCCTAGTATATCTGAGGTAATATTCAATTCCGGCCTAGCTATCGTTTTTGTATGGGCAGCCTGGTTTCATTATAAATACTTTGTAAAAAAATAAATATGCTTAAGAATTACTGGAAACCCACTCCTAAGAAATGGAGAATGATAGGTGATACAATTTTAGCTGTATGTACCTTTATAACAGGTGGTAGCTTAATAGCTTATGATCAGTTAAAAGAAATCTTTACACCGCAAGAAGTAAAGATTATTATAGCCTCCGCTTTTGTACTAGGAGTTATAGGCAAGTTTCTAACTAACTTCTTCAAAGAAGAAGAAACACCAACTCAAAACTAAGATGAATATGGAGTTTGTATTAGCAATAGCCGGAGTAATAATTACCCTATTAGTTTCTATCTTAGGGTATTTTCTTAAACTAGTTCACAGCGATCTTAAACTTGTTATGGTGGAAGCTGGAAAAAATAAAGGAAGAATAGAACTTGTTGAGCAACAGCTTAATAACGATGTAAAAAGAATAGAGCAAACCACACAGTTAGAACTAAGAAACTTAGCTCAGACCGTGGGTAAGCTATCGGACAGCGTTGAGCAACTAGTACAAATCCAAATGAGCAGATAATATGATTACCGATAATAAACTTTTACCTAAGGCTTATAGCATAGCTAATAACATTAAAGGCATAAAGTTAAACACATCTAGTAGTTATCGACTACCATCTAGGAAGACTTCTAAGTGGCAGAATCCGGTTATTGATGCTGTAAACTTTATGGCTAGCGTATATGCTAAAGAAGTAAAAATAGCAAACTTTAACGCAGATTGGGATAAGCGATTAGTAAACGGGGAACCTCAAACTGACCAATACGTAGTAGTCCAATCTAACCACTATAAAACAGTTGGTACTATAGTGGCTTTTTCAGAACTAGAATGGGATCAGCTACAGGTAACTATTAGTAAGTTATTCAACATCATATATCCTTTTGAGCAGCTAGAAACATTACAAACATCTGGTTACTACACTGCTGCGGATATTAATAATATGTTTTCACAGATGGGTGTTTTTAGTGGCGGGACAACTCCTAGTAAAGCGCTTTTAGATGCTGATGGCAACCTTATAGGTACTTTTGACCAAGGCCTTGTTTATGCTAATAGATGGAATACTTTAAAAGTTCCAGCGGATGCAGCTCTTGGAGTGATAACTCCTTACCTAGCACCTATATATCAACCAGCTGGAGAGACTATATTTTACTATAGATACACTGGAATAAGACAATGGCAAACTCCTTTTGAAGGATACGATTTATATTGATTCTCTGTTTCCTGTTTCCATAACATCAAGAGCCCCTAGTTAATCTAGGGGTTTTTGTTTAAATGTTGTAGGTTTAAACTTTTTTGTATATATTCGCGTAAGTTTAAACCAATTATTATGTCAGAACCAACCAACCAAGAAGAAAGAGAACCTACACAAAAGGAGCTCAACGAGTACCGCGAGAACATGAAAAAGTTCTATGATACTCAAATACCAATGCTTAAAAAGCAAAAAGAGTACGAGTCTTTACTAGCTGATATTGAAGAAGCTAGACTAAAACGCATCACTATGAACATGCGTATTGCGCAGATTATGGCAGGCCCTCCGGAACCACCATCTCAAGAAGAAATGGATGAGGCTAGAGAAAGAATGCAAGAAGCTATGCAGGAACAAGAGGAAGATCTTAAGCCTACTCCAGAAACGGAAGAAGAAGAGGAATCTCCTAAGAAAGTAAGACAGCTCAAAAAACAATAACCATGGCAAAGGTTAATCTAGTAGATAAGCGTGCTAGGCTTGATCTATGGGATACGGTCAAGTATCAGTTTATGACTCATTGCTATCTAAATAAGATAGTTATGAGCGATTCTGAGCTTGACTGTCTTACCTTATTAGCTATAAAAGGTGATTACGATCTTGCGGAATTTTGCGATCTTGCTGCAAACCAGAAAATCTTTAAGACTACTCAAAGCGTTAGAAACTGTATAGTTAAGATGGATAAAGCTAGTTTTATAAAGAAAGAGGGTAAGAACAAAAAGAAGATCTTTATTAATCCTGACCTCAAGGTTCAAGCTTCTGGTAATATAATGTTGGACTATAAATTTGTACACGTTGGTACCCAAGAAGCCTAAAGATTTTTTTAAACCTACAGCAGATAAACTAGGATTAAGTGAAGAGCTTGTAGAAAAGATTGTAGACATCTATTGGAAAGAGGTAAGAAAAGCTCTCTCAAGTTTGAGGGCGCCCAGAATAACAATAGCAAACTTTGGTTCTTTTAAAGTTAAACACTGGATAATTGATGAGCAAGTAAAAGGCTATAAAGAATATCTAGAAAAGAATCAGCCAGAGAATATGACTTTTAATAAGCATAGAATTCGAGCAGATATGGAGCAGAGGATAATAGAAATAGAAGCTATGCGAGAAATGGTTAAAAAAGATTTAGAAAAGAAAAACTCAAAAAAACAAGAAAGAGATGCTAAAAGCAATAAAAAAGATTTGGAAGACTAGGCACCAGATTATGGAGGGTTTTAGAAACTCTTGGATAAGAAAGCCTGAGATAGAAACTATAGCCTTTGATAGATTAGAAGTTTGTAACGAGTGCGAACTTATAGACAAAGAGGGTTCTAAATGTTTGGTTCCAGGAACAAACCCATGCTGCGGAGCATGTGGTTGCAAACTTGCTTACATGACAAGATCCTTATCTGCCCAGTGTTCTCATCCAAATGGTCCTAAGTGGAAATCCTGGATGACAGAGGAAGAACAAGATGCTTACTATAAAAAAATAAACTATAATCCAGATAAACCATGAGCTTTCAGAAATGTCCAATATGTGAGGGTACGGGAAATAATCCTTACATAACGCTAGGATCTCAATTAGAGTATCCTTGTCCTACTTGCAAAGGCGCAAGAATAATAGATGATACTACAGGTATTCCTCCTACTGGTTTACAACAACACAGCTTATTTGAACCAGTAGAGCCTTGTGAATCAGATTATCAACATAAATGGGTATGCGATTTACAAAAAGAAAGAGAAGCTAATCCTATTGATCAGCAAGCTGTGGAAGAGCAAGGAAGAAAAAATGCTGAACTATTAAAAAAAATGGCTAAAGAATTAAAAAAACCTAATATATTTCAACCTTTAGAGGATCCTTGTTTAGCAAACCATCAATCTCTTTTTGCATGCGAGAAGCAGGCAGAAGTTCAAGAGTATATCGCAAAGGAAATAAACAATTGGATGACGCCCTCTCCAGAATCTCTAAAAAACCCACCAACTCAAACGCCCACTCAAACACCCACTCAAGATGTCAGTCATATTCACAGCCCAAGATCATAGCTACAAGAGCTCAGATCCTAATGAGAACATCAACTGGATTAGTGTTACCTCATTTGTTAACCAGTTTAAACAGTCGTTTGACGCACCGGCTCAAGCGCTCAAGTCTTCTCGCAATAAGAAGTCTAAATGGTACGGCTTATCTGTAGAAAAGATTTTGCAAGCCTGGGAGTCCGAAGGTAAACGTGCAACCGATCTTGGTACTTGGTATCATAATGAACGCGAAAAAGACCTGATGGCTCATGAGACGATAGAGCGCTCTGGTGTACCTATACAGATCTTTAAGCCTTTATATGATGGCGATCTCAAAATGGCTCCGGATCAGAAGCTTACTGAAGGTATCTATCCGGAGCATTTTGTTTATCTAAAGTCTGCAGGTATATGCGGACAGTCTGATAGAGTTGAGATTGTTAAGGATACTGTGGAGATTGTAGATTACAAAACTAACAAAGAGATAAAGAAAGAAAGCTTTAAGAATTATGAAGGTTTGTCTCAAAAGATGTTGGGCCCGTGTATGCATCTAGATGATTGCAACTTTAATCATTATTCTTTGCAATTAAGTACTTATCTTTACATCATACTAAAGCATAATCCTAGATATAAACCAGGTAAGCTTTGGTTGCATCATATTACTTTTGAAGAGCAAGGTTTAGATGATTTCGGATATCCTATAGCTAAGAAGGATTCTTATGGTAATCCAATAGTTAAAGAAGTTACTCCTTATGAAGTACCTTACCTAAAGACAGAAGTAATAGCGATGATAAATTGGTTACACGAAAACAGAGATAAAATAAAGAAAAAATGATTATACAGTTAGATCCCCAGATACCTTTAGTTACTCCAAAAGGACCTGCTCAAGCTATTCTTGTAATAGACTATTCTGAAGAACACGATCTTAAGTGGGTAGTTATACAGGATGATACCGGAGAAGTGTGGGCTTGGAAGAACGATCAGGTTAGAGGATTTAAGAATGTAACTATGGGTAGAACTAAAATAAGTCCTATAAGAAATGAGCAACAATCCGTATGAGCATAGAAGACTTTTTTGCGAAAAAATAAATATGAAAAAACCAAAGTTTAAAATCAGAGTAAACGTATTTCCAGGTATATGTTTTGGAATAGGTTTTCCTATGGAGTATTACACAGATATGTATATTACCATTTTGTGTTTTAATATATCTATTAAATGGCGTAGAAGATGATAAGATTATTTGATGTACACGAAGGAAAACTTATTCCTACAGAACACTGTTATACTCTTAAGTTTTTAAAAGAGATAATGGATAAGTATCCTCAGGATCATCTTAAGATTTATACTTATCTTTTTTATATGTGTTGTCCTAACCCGGATCTTAATCCTTTTTTCCATTTTCTAGAAGAAGACAAAGAAGAGGTTATTCTTAATGAGATAGAAGCAGAGTTTTCTGTAGAAGACGAAATTATAGTTAAGGCTCTTGATCGTTGCAGAAAGATGTACGAAACAGAAACATCCAGAGCATATTACGGTATAAAAAAAGCTTTGGATAATATAGCTAAATATATGGCCTATACGCCTATAACGGATGGACGCGACGGTAATGTAAGTCAGATAGGTCGTATAGCAAAAGACTTTGATTCTATAAGACAAAGCTACAAAGGGGTTTACAAAGATCTTATGGAAGAACAACAAACTAAAACCAGAGGAGGCGCTGGATTAGCTTATGATCAAATCTAACTTTATAGAAGTCCCTACGTGGGAAAACGGTGAGTGGGTAGAGGATACAGCATTTGCTACTAGAGACGACTTCCGGATTTTTGTAAAATCATGTTTTAAAGAACCTGGGAAGTACGAGTTTGATGAAACATCTTTGATGTTTAACGAGCAAGCTAAAGTTTACAATCAGCAAAAGTTTTATTGTGCAGCACCCATAAGAAGCAAAGACTTTATAAAGTATTGGGATTTTGAAAAGAAGAAGTGTCGTTATGGAGCAATATTTAAGAACAACGGTAAGACTTGGTATCTTACGCGAGAGTATTACATGTGGCTCAACTTCTTACCTATCAATAATAAAGAGACTAGAAGATTTGATTTCGCAGATGTTCGAGATGCTCAGTATCATATGGCTCTCTATGAGATTCTAGCAGAACTTAATTATTTACACTGCGCTATCCTAAAGAAACGTCAGATAGCGTCTTCATATTTTCATTGCGCCAAGCTTATCAACCAGCTTTGGTTCGAAGAGACTCCGATCCTAAAAATAGGTGCTAGTCTTAAAGACTATATCAATGAGAAAGGTTCTTGGAAGTTTCTTAATGAGTATCAGTCTTTCTTAAACGAGCACACAGCTTGGTACCGTCCTATGAATCCTGGTAAAGTCGGAATGTGGCAACAGCAGATTGAAGAGGTAAACTCTTCAGGAAGAAGATATATGAAAGGTCTCAAAGGAGTGTTATCTAGTGTAACATTTGAAAAAGATCCTACATCTGGTGTCGGTGGTCCTTGTACTTACTTCTTTCACGAAGAGGCTGGTATTGCTCCTAAGATGAATATAACAGTAGAATACTTGTTTCCCGCTTTACAATCTGGACATATTACTACCGGTACTTTTATAGCTGCAGGATCTGTGGGTGATTTAGATCAATGCGAACCTTTGAAAGATATGATTCTATTTCCAAGTTCGAATAGCATTTATGCCGTAGAAACAGATCTAGTAGATGATAAAGATACCGTTGCTCTTACTGGTTTATTTATTCCAGAGCAGTGGTCTATGCCTCCGTATATTGATCAGTATGGTAACTCTTTAGTACAAGATGCTTTAGATGCCATCATGAAAGAAAGAGAAACTTGGAAAAAAGATTTATCTCCAGAAAAGTATCAACTCAGGGTATCCCAGCATCCTATAAATATTAAAGAAGCTTTTGATTACCGTACAGTGTCTAAGTTTCCTCAGGATCTTTTAGGTGCCCAACGTAGAAGGATTGAGGATAAAGAATATGCTTACGAGTTTATAGATTTAGCTAGAGATACTAATGGCAAAGTAGTTCCTAGAGATAGCAACAAACTTCCTATTAGAGAATTTCCTATTAAGAAAGATACAGAAGATAAAACTGGAGTAATCGTAGTATGGGAAAAACCAGATGCTAACGCGCCTTGGGGAACATACTATGCTTCAGTCGATCCTGTTTCTGAAGGTAAAACTACAACTTCAGAATCACTCTGTTCTATCTACGTATACAAGAATCCTGTAGAAGTAACTAGAGTAGATCGTGATAGAAGCGAAGTTTTTATAGAGCATGATAAAATTGTAGCAGCTTGGTGCGGAAGATTTGATGACCTAAATAAAACACACGAAAGACTCGAGATGATTATCGAGTGGTATAACGCTTGGACTGTAGTAGAAAATAACATAAGTCTTTTCATCCGGCACATGATTAGCCGGCGTCTTCAGAAGTATCTAGTTCCTAAAAATCAGATAAGCTTCCTAAAAGATCTTGGTTCTAATGCTAACGTGTTTCAGGATTACGGCTGGAAGAATACCGGCACCTTATTTAAAAACCACATGCTTAGCTACCTTATCGAATATCTAAAAGAAGAGATTGATCAGATAACTAAAGAGGACGGGACTATCGTAAAAAGACGATATGGTATAGAAAGAATTCCAGATATTATGGCCATCATAGAGATGGAGAAGTATCAGGATGGTATAAATGTCGATAGATTAGTAGCTTTAGCTTCGCTTATAGCTTTTGCTAAAGTGCAACAAGCTAACAGAGGATACCGTAAAAGAGTAGAACATATTAACACTAAACCCTTGGAAAAGTCCAAGAATTTGTTTAAATTAGATAATAGCCCTTTTCGACATATCGGGAAGGGCTCTTCAAGTTCCGGGAAGAAAGCACCTCGGAACCCGTTTAAAAATATAAGATAATATGAAAGTATTAAACGCGATGCAGATGAAGGCTGGAGCCAAGGCGGAATACAACCGCATGGGATCCATAACCCAGCCTATCCAATTTTTACCACGAAAAGAAAAGGATCAAGAGTGGACTGCTTGGAACCTTGACTGGTTAGAATGGCAAGGGTTAAAGCAGATTCGTCGTAACGCTCGCCGTTTGATGAAGAACTATAAGCTTGCAAAAGGTATCATAGATAAATCTGATTATATAGTAGAGAACGATAACGAGATGCGGGATATTGTGGAAACTCTTGTGCAAGAGGACTTTAGCGCTTTGGAACTAAAGTTTTATCCTATTATTCCAAATGTTATTAATGTTCTTACATCCGAGTTTGCAAAACGTAACAGCCGTGTATCTTTTAGAGGTGTAGATGAATATACCTACAACGAAAAGATGGAGCAAAAAAGAATGGCTATAGAGAAAGTTCTTTTGGAAGATGCTCAAAACAAACTTATAACAAATCTTATAGCTCAAGGGATGGATCCTAATGATCCAGAGGTTCAGGAACAAATGCAACAGCAGATGGCACCTGAGAATCTTAAGTCTCTTCCAGAGATTCAAACCTTCTTTGATAAGTCCTACAGATCTCTTTGTGAGCAGTGGGCTTCTCACCAGCATCAGATTGATGAAGAGCGTTTTAAGATGGACGAGTTAGAAGAAAGAGGTTTCCGCGATAGCTTGATTACCGATAGAGAATTCTGGCACTTCCGTATGGGAGAAGATGATTATGATATCGAACTTTGGAATCCGGTACTTACTTTTTATCATAAATCCCCAGATGTCAGGTACATCTCGCAGGGCAACT